CCGGTTTCGGCAAATCGAGCCTCTACCACGACCGAGTCCGTTCGCTTGCCGCCGAAAAGCAGCAAGTGATGTCAACCTTCCTCGGCAACCTTGACATCGTGTCAGGGATTGTTGCTTCCACCCTCGGGCCGTATCGACCCAATGAGTGGAAGTTCAGGCACGGTCCAGGCGCTGTTGCCCATGTGTCAGGGCCCGTGAATAAATATTCATGGGTCAACTGGTCACATCGGCTCCATCGTGAGTTCCCAATCGCGGATTGTGGTTTCCACAATTTTAGCAGTTGGGCAGATGCGGCTTATGAGTCACACTACTGGGATCCGTCTCAGCAGGGCCGTAAGGCAGACTATAGTTCGGAAGAACCATGGTCTAGGCTCGTAAGTGTTCCGAAGACGTTCCTTAAGCCACGCTTAATTGCGTGTGAGCCAATGGAACATCAGTGGTGCCAGCAAAACCTCTGGCATTACTTTGCCTCGAGAACGGAGCAAACCTGGCTTGGTGAGTTCATCACATTTGATGATCAAACCAAGAACCAAGAGCTCTGTCGACGAGGTAGTTCGGATGGCACCCTCGCTACAGTCGATTTGTCGGCTGCTAGCGACCGTGTAACGTGTCATGCAGTAGGACAGCTGTTCAGGAGAAATCCTGGACTTCTGCTGGCCCTACAGGCATCTCGGACCCGTCGTTTGAGACAAAATCTGGTCGACAATCTTCCAGAGTATGTCGAGCTGAATAAATTCAGCACGATGGGGAGCGCCTGCACCTTTCCGGTCGAGACCTTTCTGTTTCTGTGCATCGTTGTTTCCGCCATACTGACGAAACGTCACAGGCGGCCGAGCACAGAGACTATTAGGTCTCTCGCTGGTGAGGTGACCGTCTTCGGAGACGACATTGTCGTCCCCGTAGACAGCAGGGATCTCGTCGTTTTGGGCCTTGAAGTACTGCACTTCAAGATCAACGACACAAAGACATACTGGGAAGGAAACTTCCGAGAGTCTTGTGGCGTAGATTGCTTCCGCGGTGTTGACATAACCGCTACTAAATGGAAGGGTCCATACGGCGAGAGCTCAGAGGACATCTCAAGTTTGGTTGATGTGGCGAATAACTTTTATTCAAAGTTTTTCGTCGCCACCTCTCACCATCTTGAATCGACGCTGCGTGTGGTATCCATACCACGCGTACCGATGTCAGCTGAGTACGCA